ACGATCGACAGCAGGTAGCCGAACAGTCGCCCGTTGCTGCGTCCGGTGAAGCAGTGCAGGTCGCCGCCGTCATCGAGCCGCTGCAACAGCGGGATATCGATGCGCCGCCAGTAGTCCGGATCCTCGCCCATGGCGACGCAGTGCTCGGTGAACAGCGCCTGTCCGTCTGCCAGGAACCGGGAGAACAGTTCCTGCGCGAACGTCATGCCATTGAGCGGCGCCGGGCGCTGCATGTTGAGCAGGATGCGTTGCCGGGCGATGGCGGCGAGGCGTCCGAGCTGCGGTGCGTAGGCCGCGTGGCGCCGTGCAGCGTGCTCCAGGTCCACCTGCAGGTTGAGGGGTGCGAGGCGCTCCCACCAGCCGTGATCATGCGGCAGACCCAGCAGGTGCTCGAACAGCGCCGCGCAACCTGCCTCGGCGCCGAGCTCGGCGAACGTGGTAGCGTGCACGTTGGGCAAACGAGCCCCGATCTGCACCAGCTTGGCATCGAGATGGCGGAGCGCCGCTCCCATCACCGCCTCATCGAACTGCACCCCGCCGCGGCGCAGCGAGGTGAGCACCTCGGCCACGGGCCGTCGCACGGTCGCGACGCGCACCCCAGGAGGCAGCAGACGCCAGTAGGGAGCGGCCGCGGTTTCCACAGTTCCCGTCATTGGCTGCGACAGCCACGACGCCACATCGGCAAGCGAGCGGCAGTCAGGCAGTTCGTGATGGCCGCACTGCCAGGGGCCGTATTGCAGGAACCGTGACAGCCAGTAGCTGCGGCTCCGCGGCATCGCGAACACCACGAAGGGGACAGCGTTGCTCACGGGATGTTCGCCTGCTGCAGCCGGGTGGTCAGCGTCGCCACCTTCGCCTCCAGCGCGCTGACCTGCCGCAGCAGGTTGAACAGAAACCGAAAGCCGGTCGCATTGAGCGCGCCGGTAGAGTCTACAATCAGCGTGGTGGGCGCGATCATGCCCTGTGTATTGAACCCGGCACCGATCGCCGGCACATGCTGCCCGGGACGCGTGCCGCTCACGGTTCACCATCTCCCTGCATGACGACGAGCCCACCGTTGTCGAGCAACCGCCAGTAGCCTTCGCCGTCTCCCAGACGCGGCTCACGACCGCCGAACAGCTCGCGCATCACCGGCTCATCCATCGCCACGCTGCTGATCTTCTCGCCCGTCGGCTGCTCCTCGCAGGTGCGTGGCATGCGCCCGGAGTAGCGCACCAGTCGCGCCTGGCTGCCGAGATGGCGCACGGTCTCGCGCATCAGGCGGCGCTCGAGCGAGAGGGACATGATGGTGGTCATCATGTGCCACTCGGAATGGCATCAACCCAAGCCCCCAAAAGCGTTGTCTCGCCCTGACCGGACCAAGTAAGTCGGAATACCCGATCCCTGGCATATCCCAAACGCCTCCATTGGTACTGCCCATTAGTAGCGTTATTCACGGTCTGGGGCACGGAGGCACCAAATGTGTGGCCCCCATCGTCACTCCAGTCTAATCCAACACTGTCGGGGCTCAATGCGCTGCCATCGAACGCCGCCGAGAACCGCGTATAGAGTTGCCGCTTGCCGTCATTGACCGCGTGCGGCCATGAGCGCTGCCGGGTGATCGGGATGCCGTCGTCAGTGTAGTTGTAGCGGTCGAGCTGGAAGACCTGCGGGCCGAGCCGCGAGCCGACCAGGAGGGCCGCCGCCTCGCCGACGCCTGGCTCATATCCCCAGAACGCCGTGCAATAGGCAATCCATGGCTCGGTCACGCCGTTATAGGTGCGTTTGTGGAACTGCCCTGTCGATGCGTCGTAGACCCACCATGTCTTGGCGTTCTGGAAATAGAGGCCGATCGTCTCATGACCGCCATATTGAAATACCATGCCGAGGCAATCCGACACGACCTGATAGGCGCTCCATTCGTTTTCCACGGCGAAGTTGGAGACACGCTTGGCGGCATATCCCTCGCCACGCATCAGCATATTGCGGCCCCAGCGGTCCTGGCTGAGCCAGTAGATCGCATTGTCGGCGATGATCGGCGAGTAGGGCGCCACGCAGCCTTGCTGGAGGATGCTGTTCGGCATGCGCTGGAACGGAAATGAGCCAGCCGGCAGCGATGGATCTCCGCCGCTGTTGAACCAGATCTCAGTGGTCTGACTGCCCAGCAACCAGATATTGTCGTGCAGGCAGCGGGCGGCAACCAGATAGTCGTTCCAGCCGATCTTCTCGGCGAAGTAATCCGGGTTGAATGGTTCCACAGCGTTGCTTGTCGTGGTGTAGAACGTCGGGGTGCCGATCCAGTTGAACACCAGGAAGGTGTCGATGAAGTCGACCGCGGTGCTGCCGTAGAACGCCGGATCGATGATATCGGTCATGCCGTTCGCTGTGCCGGAACCGGCAAGCGGCACCTGCCAGCCGCCGGCTGTGCCGTCGACGATAACGAGCGTGGTGCCGTTGTCGCACATCGAGACCGGATAGCCGCTGTTGGTTGGCAGCGTGCCCTGCAGGATGGGCGCTTGGCCACCGCCAAGGATGCGCACGATGCTCTGGCCGATGGCGGCAAAGGGCTGGTTATTGGACGCGACGTAGAGCCCGCGCACGAAGCCACTATAACTGGGGGAGAAGTCCTGCAGCAGGGTGAGGCCGGGTGCCGGGTAGTGCGACATCGGGAACGGCGCGTCTTTAGGGTTTGGTTCCGGAACGAGGTTGATGCATTGCTGCGCGTTGGCGATGACGCCTCTCGCTTCGTATGCCCCGGAAGTTAGCGGGAACTGCGGCACTATTTCGCCTCCAGTTCTGCCACGCGCTGGAGTAGTCTTTGCTGCTCATTGAGCAGGTTCATCAGGTCTTCCTGGGAGGCGGCGATCGGCTGCTGCTCCAAGCGCGCCAGCCGCCTTTCCAGGTCTCTCGCCAGCACCAGCACGGCGCCGACGTGGCTGAGAGGTGCCCACTCCTTTTCGTTCCTCTGCCTGGCGTGCATCGCGGTCATGGCCTCGAGAGCGGTAAGGCGTCGTTCCAATGCCCCCATGCGTGCCTCCACGCCGGTGATTGCTTCGTCGGGTGTGAGGGCGAGGGTGATCGCGGTCTGTGCGAGGCCGATGGCGGCCCTGAAATTGTCGTTGAGATCGGTTGCGGCCAGGCTTTCCCTAGGGCGCCACACCTTCAGCTGAGGATCTGGCAGTTGGCCCATCGTGCCCTCACTGCAAGACGGTGAATGGAATGCCAGCACTCGTTTCTGGATAAAAGCCCCCCATCGGGTTTTTCGTCCGTTGCGGCCCTTGCAGTGCCTGCGGCATTCGGAGCGGGCGCACCGCGTAATTCGCGTTTCGCATGGTGTTGAGGCTGGCGCGTGCCGCTGCTGCCAGCTGCTGGTCGGGTGGCAGTTTGTAAGCGACGCAGAGGCGCACTGCGAGGTTCCACATGATGGCCTCCTGCGTCTCGGTCGGCAGCACCTGATCAAAATCGACGTTGCTGGTTTCCTCGGGTGCGAGGTCGATGGCCTGCTGATAGCCGACATAGAGTTGGAAGAAGTTCTGGATCGGGATCGGCCAGATATGGATGGTGCCGTAAGGGATGGTTGGATCGTAATAGATGCTGGCGGGCCACGAGCCCAGGTTCTTGAGAGAGATCGCGTCGAACTGTTGGCGGCTTTGCAGGATGGTCATCGGGAAATCGATAGGGAAGCTGTTCGGCCCTGATCCGACATCCTGGCGCAGGTAGATGCTCTGGATGTTGGCGGGCCGATAGTTGCCATAGGTCACCACATCGGGTGCTGGCCAGTTCGACGGGAAGGTTGGCGGCGGCGGCGTGGGGCCGATGGTGTATTCCCCCTTGCCCACCTCGACCGGGAACATGACGTTATCGAGGCGGAACACCAACCAACGTTTCTGTCTCCATTGCTGCAGCATCATGGTCAGGAGCGCTGTGGCGTCCGTCATGTCCTGGGGCAGCGCGGTCTGGCCGACGCCGAGGATGCCAGACGCGCGCTGCGCCATGCCGATGATGGTCGAGACGAGCACGGGACGCTCTCCGAGGTGCTACCGCCCGCGCCTGTCCTGATCCTGGATGTCCTCGATGCCGCGGTTGACGCCGCCTCGGCGGTCGCCGGTGCGTCCGAAGGTGCCCTGCTGGGACGGCGGACGGTCCATGATCTGTGCCCCGGGCAGTCCCTCGAAGCCCGGACCGGCGTCGTAGCGACCGCCGCCGCGGCGCTTTTCCTCGGCGCGTTCGACGGGGGCCGGATGGTCGGTCGAGCGGCCCCAGTTGCCGCGGCCTTCGGCGCTGCGTTCTCTAGCCATGATGTCTACTCCTTTTGTCGGGCAGGAAGGGCGCAGCGGGGCTGTCCAGCGCCTCGCCTTCCGGGGGATCGGAAGCTGCAGCACTTCGGGACGCCACCAGGTGGGCGACGTGTTCCTTGGTCAGTCCGCGCTCATCGAGGACGCTTTCGATGACGGAGCGGAGCAGCATGCCGATCGGATCGCTGCCGCCGGCGACCGGTGTGTGCGAGACGACAGGGCGCTGGTGGATCGGCAGCGGCTCCTGCGCCCAGCCCTGCTTGCGCAGTTGCTCGTGCTCGTCGGGGCTGTCGACGACGCGGGTGTTGCCGTCCGGGTGATACAGCATGCGCGGGTAGTCAGCCCGCGATGCGTTGCCTGGAACGGCGGGGGCTGGCGTGGTTTCGCTCATCTGCCCCACCGACGCGGCGGCATCAGCAAGAGATGCTCAGGCCAGCCGTAGCTAATGCGCTGGAAGACAGTCTTTCGGCTAATCCCGAAGAGGTCAGCCGCTTTCGTAACGCTCATCTTGCCCTCCGGCGTATCGATAAGCCGCTCCGTTCTCCTGTT